GTAATTTATTGACAATTGGCCCATTTGTCGGTATAGGGGAGCACGTTTTTGGAGGCAATCCCATAACCGGCAATTGAAAATATATCCCTCCCGAGTGACGGCCAACTTTTTCCGTCTCCACTCCATGATATTGTGCCTTGCGGGGTATCGGGAGGATACGACGCAGCAGTAGAAACCGCAACCCAAATTGTTCCATTCCATGCAACTCCATTTCCAAGTGCAAAATCAGATCCTGACGCATAATCCCAATTCTGTCCATCTTCTGACCACTGAACTCCTTGACCAGTACCACCACCATTACCAACCATAACCCATAAAGAACCATTCCATGCGACACCTTTTGCGCCATACTGTATTAGAGCATTATTTGGTTTATTCCAAATTTTTCCGTCTTCCGACCATGCAACTGTATTATCGTTGTAACTACCACCAACTGCCACCCACATAGAACCATTCCATGCGACTCCACTCGCTGTTCCAAATACATTACTCGAATCTGTTACTTTAGTCCAATTCTTTCCATCTTCTGACCAGGCAATTCTATTCGATCCAGTACCAACTGCCACCCATATGGAACCATTCCATGCGACACCTAATCCACCATTATCAAATATTGATGACCCCAATCCAGTCCAATTCTTTCCATCTTCTGACCATGCAATTGTATTCGAAATATTTGGGTAACTACCACCAACTGCCACCCATATGGAACCATTACATGCGACACCTACTCCATTATCAAATATTGATGACCCCAATCCAGTCCAATTCTTTCCATCTTCTGACCATGCTATACTATTGGTTCCTTTACCAACCGCAACCCACATGGAACCATTCCACGCTACTCCGCCCCCTTGATCTGAAAAAATCGTAGTCGAATTATTTACTGGAGACCAACTCTTTCCATCTTCTGACCATGCAATACTATTGGTTCCTTTACCGACCGCCACCATAAATGAAGAAGATACACACGGTGCAGGGGGGGGTGCTAGTGCAGGTGCTAGTGCAGGTGCTGGCGATTGTACAGGACATTCTTGAATAATCACAGTACCGTCGGGTTTTTTCACAACTGCTATAGGAGTTTCTTCGGGACTGATAGAAACAAATTGTCCATTATATCCCAAATTAGGTTTTGGATATGGATTTGTGGTCACACATTTACCCCATTGCGTACCCGAAATATAATCTTTACAATATGGTTTCAATGCATCACATTGGTTTGACTCAGGAATAACCGCATCAGGTTGCCTACAACACGGTTTATTTGTATCATGATCTGCTGCACATAATATTTCATGTTTTGTTTCATTGAAATTGGGGACTAAATCAAAATAATGGTTTGTATGTTTATGAGATTCTAGCATTTTCAATTTTTTTTCCATATTCTCATAATCGTATGTTCGGAAATTGCTATAATCATAAGGTGGCATCGCTATTATTTTTTCTTCTTCTGCTGTGTTGGGAGAAGAAACCACGATCTCATTGCGATATTGAACATCTTTTGGTTTTTTATCATCAGAAGGATCGTTTAATACACCCCCTAAATTCAATTCATTTACATTCAATGCCGATATTTCATCGTTTTTATCATATGTTCCAATTGTTGCTCCCTCTGTTTGTGTTTTTGTAACACTATTATAGGTTACATACACCACAATGGAAAATATAATAGCATGGAGAATGGCTACGAGTAGATTGTTCGATTTGCTATATTGAAATATGAAATTCGGACTAAAAATAACAAATAATGCAAAAATATATATGATAAATAAAATATCCATTTTAATATGTATTTATAAAAAATTATAATTTTTATAAAAAGGTAATTTATTGACAATTGGCCCATTTGTCGGTATAGGGGAGCACGTTTTTGGAGGCAATCCCACTTCCATAGTTAGTAAATATCGTTTTTCCTAATCCAGTCCAGGTTTCTCCGTCACTCGACCACCCCATTGTGTTTGTCTGAGTCCCAAGTATAACCCATACAGAACCATTCCATGCCAATCCACTAGCAGCAGTCCCAAAAATATTATTATTTACTGGAGTCCAGTTCTTCCCGTCATTTGACCATGCAAGTAGTTCTTTTATATAGGGGGTGCTAGTGCAAGTGCAGGTGCTAGTGCAGGTGCTGGCGATTGTACGGGACATTCTTGAATAATCACAGTACCGTCGGGTATTTTCACAACTTCTGTAGGTTTTGTTTCACCACTTGGAGAAACCGGATTCAAAACCATAGGACTGTCATAAACCAAATTAGGTTTTGGATATGGATTTATGGGGACACATTTACCCCATTGTTCTCCTGCAATATAATCCTTACAATATGGTTTCAACGCATCACATTGATTTGACTTCGGAATAACCGAATTGGGTTGTCGACAACACGGTTTATTTGTATCATGATCTGCCGCACATAATATTTCATGTTTTGTTTCATTAAAATTGGGTACTAAATCAAAATAATGGTTTGTATGTTTATGCGATTCCAGTATTTTCAATTTTTTTTCCATATTCTCATAATCGTATGTTCGGAAATTGTTATAATCATAAGGTGGCACCGCTATTATTTTTTCTTCTTCTGCACTATTGGGCGAAGAAACCACGATCTCATTGCTATATTGAACATCTTTTGTGTTTTTATCATCAGAAGGGTCTTTTAATACACCCCCTAAATTCATTTCGGTTACATTCAATGTCGATATTTCATCGTTTTTATCATATGTTCCAATTGTTGCTCCCTCTGTTTGTTTTTTTATAACACTATTATAGGTTACATACACCACAATGGAAAATATAATAGCATGAAGAATTGCTACGAGTAGATTGTTCGATTTGCTATATTGAAATATGAAATTCGGGCTAAAAATAACAAATAACGTAAAAATATATATGATAAATAAAATATCCATTATGATATGTATTTATAAATTTATTAGTAGGTTGGATCGATTAATATGAAAAATACATTTCCCATGGTTAATTCGCTGTTTTCATTCCATTGAAAAGAAGTCGTTTTATAATTTATAATGTTTGCACTATTCAATGTATTACTGTAAGACTTGGTTCCTGTAAAAATAATAGTACTATCTTTACTTTTTTGAGTAGGGGGCATTTTATTTTCCACATAATCAGCCACAATTGGAATAATGCATTCTTGGATATTATATTCATCAAATGTAGTTGCATTCATTGTTGGAACAAGATTTTCGTGCAAAAACATATATCCTGCATCAATTATATTAATTTTTTCTTTGGCAAATGTTTGTGCATTTTTATGCATATTCCAAATAACAAATTTTCCAAATCGTCCAATAATCGAATATTCACCGTTGCTATATAATTCACTTGTTTGACGACAACTTGAATTATTTTCAAAGGATTCAACGGTTTTACCCTTTTTTTCACATGTTCCCCATCTTTCAAATTCGACATAACCTTTGCAATCAGGTTTTTCCTTTCCACATATATATTCAGAAGGAACTTTTGCAGGTGGTTGATCACAACATGCAGTTACACTATTAAAATCAGCAGCACAATACATATTTTGTTGTTTTACACGATTGTAATTATTTTTCGGTATTACGGGAGAAATTATCCATTCATCCGCATTATTTGTACTATTTTCATCCGAAGACATTTTTGCTTCCAAGTCGGCATTATATATAGTGTTTTCGTCGCCCTCAACTATCTCTTTGTAATTTTCATCTATGATATCTTTACTGTTTAAGTCAAACTCATTTTTTATTTTATAATCGCTGGATTTCTCTGTATTACCCATTACTTTTGAAACAATATCGACTAAAGGTTGTAATCCTTTTTTCGATTGAATTTCGATCTCAAACCCTTCTTTATGAAAGTAGGGATAACTTAAATAAAGAATAACGGAATATATGAAAGAACAAGAACAATATAATAATGTTTTATTTTTGAAATCATTTGTTAGGAATGTTAATTGATATGAAAAAAAGAAAAACAATAAAAATATATATATGATAAAAAAATGATTCATTATAATATATAGGTTTAAAATTTTATAAATGAAATTTCATTTTCATTTTATTGTTCATTTTATTGTTCTGTTTTTCTAGTTTTGGTTGTCCAATTCTCGATTGTCCTGATATATTACGTTCTACGACAATACCATAATTGTACAACGATGATTTACTAAACAACTCGTATTTTTTTGTTAATAAACTAAATATAGATTGATCATGTCTGTGTTCTCGAAATGTAGGATAATTTTTATTTATCGATTTTGAATCATCTAATAAATGATAAATACTCGAAATTTCATACCATTCGTCTATCATTTTTCTCGTTTCATTGCAAACATAAAACATATTCGTTCCTCCTTGACGCTGTACTGTATCTACATATTTCGATTCATTCGCATTTAATTTTAGAATCAAATCCATTTTCGTCCAATCTTTTTCAAGGTGACCACTTTTCTCGTTACCACACATGGTGCCTACAATTTTGTCTTTTTTTACTTGCTCAAAACATGTTTCTAGATTTGTTTTTTTTTTCACATCGATTTCGCAACCACAATCCAAATAGAGTAAAATGTCACCGTCTTTCATTTGTTCCATTTTTTTTTTGATTATATATGATTTCCATAACCAAAAACCGAAACCTCGTCTTTTATTTACAATAAATTGTTGATGTTTGCTCCAAAACGACGCGTCCTGTCTTAAATTATCAACACTAAAATATTGGATAGAATCAAATAGTTTGGTTTGTCTGGCTTGATCTGCCAAACGTTTGGCAGCGTGTATATAACCGATGTGACCCGAACCAAAAGTAATAAAATGTTTTGACATTATATTATTTAATATGATTATTTAATATCCCTATTTTTTTAACTTAGTTATGACAGTAAATCTAGATAAATATTCCTGTAATGATTGCATATTTAAAGAATAATTACTGTCTCCTCTTTCGGCACTCACAAACATAGTATCTTTTAATTCGGAAAAGGAGTATCCCCTGTCGATTACATGGTAAGATAGAGGTACATTGGTCTTGTTATCAGATGGGGATCTAACAAAGAAATATTTCTCACCTTTTTGGTTCTTTCCGCCAAGTCGTAACCAATTGATAGAACTTAATGTGGTTTTTAATGATGTGGATGAAAACAAGATAACTGGTAATTTGGCAGTTGTACAAAATACCCACCAATCCAAATCGGTAATATAATAGTCATCGCTTTTCAATACAGTTTCGAAATCAGTATTGTCATTTTTAACCATGTTCATTAAAATTACTTTTCCTTGTTTCTTTAAAATGGAGACGATTTTATCTTTTGCATTTAATTTTTCAAACAATTCACTATACCCTTTCCACAATGCTGTTTTTATATTTTTAATAGATATGGTGGAAAAATACACTTGCTGGAAAATGTAAATGATGGGAATATAACTACAATTTACTGTTTTATTGAAAAACAGTTCTTTGGCATTGCTTGGAAATTTTAATCTCCATGAACCTTGTTGGTTTCCACCAATCACATTGGGTTTTGTGTGTTCAATGCAATCTACAATAAAATCTTGCAGTGTCATATTCTGTGTTTCGGAAACAGTTTTGTCCATTAATTTCATTTGTTCCTCTATAGTAACTTTATTGGAATAATTTTGCACATTTTTGTTATATTCATCGGGTTGGGCATTGTCATATGCAATATAATTCACATAATTATTTGATCCATAGGGAATTAAATCTCTAAAATATTCGCGTGTTAATTTACTTTCTAATAAAAACAATTCATCGTCTTTAATATGGAAATCACTATTGCTTATATTCATGTACGTTTTTGGATGAAACATAAATAATTTTGTTCGGTTGTATCTGATTAACTCGTCACTCATTCTATCATAATAAATTTTTTCGTTATCAACTTCCGTGATTAAATTCTTTTGTGGGAACAATGACAAACATTTTCCTTCTTCCGTTACTAAACAATAGTCCGGTGTTTTTTCATTGGAATTACAATTACTACCATTATTGCACATAACAATGTCCTCTACATTTTGCAGACTTTTATCATTCATTTCTTTGAATTCGATATGGTCTTTCATCAACAAAACAATGAAGTCTTTCACTTTTTTTAATTTACTTCGATAAGATATGTATGCATCGTCAATGACTGTCATTACTTTTTTACGTAATTCTCTATTTTCATAATTATTCAATTGAACGCGTAAAATGGTTCTAAAAATATTGTAGAATTGCGTTTCTAAACTAATATTTCGAATCACTTTAATGCGATCGAACGAACTCTCTTTTTCTGTGGTTAATACCTTTTCGGCACTTTTATAATCGCCTTCTTTGACATAACTATAACTGGTATGTTTTATTTCTGGAATACCATCATTGTCAATGGGTTGTGTTGGTGGATTGATTTGCACAAATTGATTTGTTTCGGTCAAGACTCCAACAATAAGTCCATCGTCAATGATTTTCACCACTGGTTTGGAAAAAAGTTGTCCATTTGTTTCTGTAGAAATTCCTCCAAGACGATTACGAGTTTGTCTATAATCTAACCATATTTCAATTTCATCCATATAATTTGTCTTTAAATCTTTAATCATGGCCGAAGGAAAGCAAGGTACAAACAATAATGATTGTCCTTCTTCTTTTCTCACTCGAACACCAATGACTTTATTACGATAATTCAATACTTGACCTTCTATTTGATAGTGATGTAGTTTTAACACGCGTATAATATCTAACAATTGTAAATTACGCTTGAAACTGTATTTTTTTGGCATACTTTGTAAGGGAGCACAATATTTTTTTCGAGTCACTTTTATCAATTGTAATATTTCTTTTATTTCATTCAAAACCGTATTTTCCAAAAAAGTTTTCTTAAAAACAGTCGTATTATTTTTCGTTTCCCCCTGTTTTAATTTATAAACCGATTGATTGCTCACATTAAATACGTTATTATTCGACAAATACTCGCCTTGTTTCAACACATAAACTGTTTGGTTTGTCTTGGACACAACGATACTTTCGGTTTGTTGATATAGATGAATTGGTTCATAAAATTTGTTTTGTTTCAGTAAAATAACTGTTTCTTTGCGATTATCGTAATCAATTCCAGAATATGCATTGGAAGGACAAATCAGTTGTACCCTTTCTGTAATATCGTCATCACTTAATTGCAATATGATTAAATTCAATCCGTCTCCCATAAGATTGTTATTACGATCACAGAAAAAGTCCCATAAATAGGTATGATCAATAAAAGATTTGTCGTCTTGGACATATTTCAAGAAATTTTCATAAGAAGCAATGGTCTCTTCCATGTGTTCCACCTGTGTTTCATCCGACATGTTAATTGTTTTGAAGAGTTCTGTATTTTTATACTCATTTATATTACTTGATATAGAATGACTCTGTTTGGGTTTAAAAATAGAAACCAGATTTCCATTG